AATGGATGGAGAAGCTGGGGAAACAATACAGCGTGCTATCCAGATATAACGGACCCAAAAGATAGATGGATATGTTGTAGAAGATTTTTTACGTGGCAAGGCAATAGCTTTATTTTACGATTTACAGATAAAGTGGATGATTTAACAAACTATAAACTAATAGAATCTATAATAGATAGTGAGAACATTCTAGGAAATAGTTATACATCTCAAGGGAAGTGTGCAGGGATGCGGATTGAATTTAATGAGGGCGAAAACTCCGTTGAAAATATTTTGGATGGCAAGATTAAATTCAAACAATACCTAGCCCCATACACACCTGCAGAACAAATAATAAACGATTTAGAGTTTGATGCGGATATGATTAGAGAAGCATTAGGAGGAGAATAAAAATGAGCAGAATACCAGAAACAATAAATGCGTTCAATGTATATAAAGATGGTGCACAGTTGATAGGCGTAACAGCAGAAGTTACATTGCCAGACTTCACGGCAATGACGGACACTATCAGCGGTGCAGGTTTAATGGGAGAATATGAAACAGTAATTACAGGGGCATTTAGCAGCATGACAATAGATATTCCATTCAGAACGCTGAATGATGATACATTCAAGCTATTAAGTCCAACTCAAGCTCTGTCGCTTACGCTTCGTGGCTCTATACAAAATACAAACAAAAATAATTTAGCAATGGAATACACAGGAATGCGTGTAGTAGTAACTGGTCGTGCAAAAGCGATTAAACCAGGAACGTTAAAACCAGGACAACAAATGAACTCTTCTATAGCGATTGAAGTGATGCAAATATTAATTGAGATAGATGGGAAAAAGAAAATTGAATTAGATAAATTAAATGCAGTTTACAAAGTAGATGGAAAAGATTTATTGGCACAGATTAAGAGCCAATGTTAGGAGGAGGAAAATATGGGACAAAACAGAAAAGAAATGAACGAAGTTATTGCGATAGAAAATGTAGAGGTGGTAGAAACGGAACATGAGCTAGTTATTAAAATGGAAAAGCCATATGTCTTTGAAGACAAGGCTTATGTAGAGCTGGACTTAAGAGGGCTAGAGGATATCAAGGGGAGGGATTTGATTGCAATTCAAAGAGAGATAGACAAAGCAGGTGGATTTAGCATTATTCCAGAAATGTCCACACATTTCGCGACATTAGCAGCAGCAAGGGTAACAGGACTGCCAATCGAATTCTTTGAGGGTCTGAACGCAAAAATAGTTCTAACAATAAAAAATAGAGTAACAGGTTTTTTGTACGGAAAGGAATAGGTGCAGGAGATGCAAAACCTATTCGGAAGTTGGCACTCTATATCTCTTTAAAAATACAGACAAGTCTAGAATACTTAATGGATTTGTCTGTATTTGAATTAATAGAGCTGGGAGAGGAGGTGCAAGAAATTGGCAAGCAAGAACAGCGAATACGAACTGGCAATAAAAATAGCAGGTAAGATAGAACAATCACTATTAAAAAGCCTAAATATGACAAAAACAGAACTAGAAAGTGTAAGCAAAAAAGCAAATAGTACAAGTAGTAAAATTAGGCAAGGGTTTGATAAAGGATTTCAAGAGATAAATAAAACTTTTGGTGGATTTGCCAAGATGGCGAAGGCTGCATTTAAAACTGTCGTGGTGGCAGGAACGGCAGCAGTTGCAATAATTGCTACAATTGGAACAACCTCTGTAAAAGCAGGTATAGAATTTGAATCTGCTTTTGCAGGGGTGAAAAAGACAACAGAAGCCACAGCACAAGAGTATGAAGAATTGCGGCAAGGAATACTGGGAATGACAAGGGAAATCCCAGCAAGTGCGGTAGCAATTGCTGAAGTAGCTGAAGCAGCAGGGCAGTTGGGGATTTCAAAAGAAAATCTGTTAGATTTTACAAGAATAATGATAGATTTAGGAGAGGCAACTAACCTAACTGCAACAGATGCAGCTACAGCACTTGCTAGATTTGCGAATGTAACAGGAATGGATGCAAGTGTATATAGTAATCTCGGTTCTTCGATTGTAGCACTAGGTAATAACTTTGCCACGACAGAAGCAGATATTGTAAACATGGCTACTAATTTGGCTGGTGCGGGTGCACAGATAGGGATGTCCGAAGCAGATATCATGGGACTTTCGGCTGCTCTATCTTCTGTAGGCTTGGAGGCAGCAGCAGGAGGTACGGCCATGTCAAAAACAATGATAAATATGGCTGTCGCTGCTAAGACAGGAAGTGAAAATTTAAATGATTTTGCACATGTAGCCGGAATGTCCGCAGAAGGTTTTGCACAAGCATTTGAAGCAGATGCGGTGGGAGCGATTGGAGCATTTATACAAGGGCTAGGAAATGCAGAAGAAAAAGGCAGTTCGGCAATTGAAATGCTAGCTGAAATGGAAATTACTGAAACACGCTTGCGAGATACATTATTGCGTGCAGGTAATGCGTCTGAATTATTTGCTGGTGCAGTTGAATTATCAAATGAGGCGTGGAAAGAAAACACCGCATTGACGACAGAAGCAGAACAGCGTTATGAAACAACAGAAAGTAAAATTGCTATCCTAAAGAATGGATTAGCAGAATTAAAAATTAAAGCATTCGATAGTTTAAAAGAGCCAATACAAAACATAATAGGTTACATGGGAGATTTTATCGCAGCAATATCAAGCAAAATTGATGCTGGGGCAATAGAAAATCTAATAGAAGGATTTAAGAAGAATCTACCAACTGCAATAAGATATATAAAAAATTTTACAAAGTCATTCCTTGAATTTATATCTCCAATATTAGCCCTTGGACAATGGTGTTTGAAAAATCCGAAAGTAATTGTAGGTGTATTAGTGGGGATAGGTACCGCAATCGTTGCTTATAAAATAGCAGAGGGAATAATGAATGTAGCGAACGGATTTGCTAGCCTGGCAGGAGTCTTAACGAACCCATTTGCATTGGCAATATTGGCAATATCAGCAGCAATAGGTGGTGCAAAAGGGATAGCAGCAGCCATTAAGGCCAGCAATGAGGAAATGAAGAAACAAAATCTAGCAGAACATTTTGGGGATATTAAATTATCAATGGAGGATTTAAGTGAAGCAGCAGCACATATATTACAAAGTCGAAATTTTGACAAGTTAAATGAATCCCTTAATGCACTAGCTAAGGTAGAGGGATTACAAAATTCTGTTAAAAATTCAATTGAAGAACTGAATACTTTAAACTGGAAGGTTGCACTGGGACTGGAATTAGCAGAAACAGATAAAGAGGCATACATATCTAACATAGAAAGTTTTATCACAGACTCTCAGGAGATGTTAACACAACAACAATTCGCCCTATCCTTATCGGTAGATATACTGGCAGGAGAAGGAGAAAAGGCAGGATGGATTAAAGGGAAATTTAATGAATTTTTCGCAGGGCAACAAGAAGAATTAGCGGCACTAGGCACAGAGTTACAAAGCGCGGTAAATGAAGCGTTTGCAGATGGGTTGCTAACGATTCCAGAAATTGAAGTAATTACAAATTTACAAAATCAAATGGCGAGAATAACAGAAGCGTTATCGTTATCTGAATTTGAAGCGAGAATGGAAGTTCATGCGATGGAGTTTGTAGGCGGTGGATTAGATGCAGAGTCATTCAAAAACTTACAACAGAAATTAGCAGAAGATGCACAGATGTTAAAAGATGGATTAAACGAAACATTAGTGATGGATATTGCGAATGCTAAGGTAATGTTGGATGCAGGAAGTATAGACCAAAGAGAATACACTATCATGGTGGATACGTTTAAGCAGGAACATCTTGCGAGTGTGGGAGATATTGAAATGCGTGTTGCTAATTTTAGCACAGACACGATAAAAACCCAGTATGAAGAAGAAATGGCTACATTGGCACCAGTATTAGAAGCAGTAACAGTAGATGGTATAAATACAATAATGGAGCAATTAGAAAAAGCAGAGCCACGTGCAGCAGACATTGCGTTCGATTGGCTCGACATTGCGAAAAATATAAAAAGTATTGATATTGACAAGGCAACACGATTAGCAATGCAAGACTTATTCGCAGGGATAGAGCCAGAATTACAAGGCTTACTAGAATTAAAAGAAAGATACCTGGAGCAAGGAAAGGAAGTACCGCAAAGCGTGATTGACGGAATTACAGATGCTGCTACAATCGGGGCCTTAGCAGGGGATACGGAAGCGATATGGATTTTACTTGGAGAAGTAGCGGCGGACAACGAGGCGTTCGCAACAGCAGTAGAACAATACGAACATTCAGGGAATGCAATGCCTGAAGCGGTAATGGAAGGTATAAATAGTAAAAAAGAATCAGCAATAAATGCGGCAGTTGCATTGGCGAATGAAACGAAAAGTGCAGTTGCGGAAACTTTTAATGCTGGCATAGATGCAACAATGCCAGTGTCAATAAGATCACAATATAGTTTTTATTCAAGTCCGCTTGAAATAGGAATTCCGACTATTAACAGTATGAATGTTGCGAGTAACGCAATGGGAGGAATAATAAATAAGCCAATATTGACAACATTTGCAGAAGAAGGACCAGAAGCAGCGATTCCACTAGATGGCTCTAAAAATGCAATAAGTTTATGGAAAAAGGCAGGAGAAATATTGGGGGTGCTAGACAGAACAAAAGAGTCAATGGTGATTAATAAAGGTACAGGAGGCAATAAATATTTACCTAAAATACTTTCCAATATGTTTGGTAAGAATATAGCTGCTCACGCAGCAGGTGGAATAGTGAACCATCCAATATTGACAACATTTGCAGAAGAAGGACCAGAAGCAGCAATTCCACTAGATGGTTCTCAAAATGCGATAAATTTATGGGAAAAAGTAGGAAGAATGCTAGGAGTACCAGATTCCGATAATGTTGATATTGTGGGTCTGCTAGATAAAAGCAATAGTGAGGATAGTATTTTTGCAAAATTGTTTAATAAATTGAGTGGTAGCGAGGTGAGCAAAGGTGCACAAAAACAAGAACAAAATGTAGAAATAAATTATTCGCCAACAATGAATTTCTATGGAGAAGCACCAAACAAAACTGAACTCTTAGAAGTAAACAAAACAAGTCAAGAAGAATTCGAAAAAATGATGCAAAAATATTTCAAAGACAAAGGTAGAGTAGTATTTGCCTAAGAAAGGGAGACGTAATGTACAGAACAAAACAGGGGCAAACATGGGATGAAATTGCAAAAGAAGTATATGGGGATGAAATGCAAGTAGGTTTTCTGATGATTAATAATATAAAACTTTTAGATACATTTGTATTTAATTCGGAAATTGAGGTATATACACCAGAGCTACTAGAGGCCCAACGAATCGAACTACCACCCTGGAGGTAATATGAGAAGTGTGAGTATAGATATACAATATAATGGAGAAAATATCAGCACGACAATAGAAAAATATTTGGAAAAATTCAAATATACGGATGCATGCGACAAGAGTGATTCAATATCCATAACAGTAGAAAATATTGACAAACGATGGTTAAACGAATGGATGCCAAATAAAGAAGATGTAATAAGTGCAAACGCAATATTTGAAAATTGGAATAAAGAAGGAGAAAAAAAATTTTTCAAATGTGGCACATTCATCATTGATGATATTAATTTTTCTGGACGCCCCCTAACATGTGATATAGGGGGCGTTTCTGCACCTGTTAATTCAGGATTCATGAGGACGAGGAATACAAGAACATGGGAAAATACTACCCTACATTTGATTGCACAAGACCTGGCCAAGTGTGCAGGGCTAGGTCTTGTAATGGAAGTTGATACAATAAGAATTACAAGTGTTGAACAATCGGAAAAAACGGATTCTGATTTTTTGGCAAGCCTTTGTAAAGATTATGGAATAATTTTAAAAATATACAACAATAAACTCCATTTCTTTGATGAAGCAAAACTTGAGTTGGAACCTCCAATTATAATATTTTCTGAAAGTGATATGAAGAACTGGGAATATAATGCGACATTAATGGGGACTTATACGGCTGGAAGAATTACATATACTAATCCAGATACAGAGGAAGATATAGAGGTAATGATTGGAGAGGGAGACAGAGTGTTAGATATAAATATCAAAGTAGATAATTATGAAGACGCAGAACTAAAAGCGACTGCTCGAATCAATGAAGAAAACAAAAAAGCAGAAACAATACGTTTTTTAATAATGGGGAATCCAAATATAACAACATGCATGACGATAGGCATTACAGATTTAGGCAAGGCTTCGGGTAAATATTTTACAGAACAAATTACTCACAGTCTATCAAATGGTGGATATGAGATGGAAGTTATCGCAAGAAAAGTGCAGGATAGAATTGTAAAAACAGTACCCCCACAACCAGTAGGAACAGTATATGTGATTAAAAGTAGTGATACACTTTGGATGTTAGCGAAAGAATATTATGGTAATGGCATGGAGTGGCCAAAGATATATAATGCAAATAGAGAAACAATCGAAGAGGTAGCTAGAAGTAAAGGGCTTGCAAATTCAGATAATGGACATTGGATTTATCCCGGGACAACAATTACAATTCCAGTCTAGGAGGAATAATGGATAACAATATAAGAATTGGAAAAGTATCTAGCATTAATTACAAAAATGGAACAATTCGTATTTTTTACAAAGATAAGAGCGAAAGCACAACGGCAGAGCTCCCAGTGTTAAATTTTAATGGAGAATATAAGATGCCAAAAGTAGGAGCGATGGTTCTTGTGCTGCACCTTTCAAACGGTTCAGCAATGGGCGTGGTTTTAGGTGGATATTGGGGGAAGAATAATTCAGCAAATGGAGCAAGAGGACTTTACAGAAAAGAGTTGGCAGAAAATGAAGGAGAAGCATTTATGGAATATCAAGGTGGTAAATTGCTAATAAATGCGGAACAAATTGCTTTTAAAACAGGAAAAGGAACAATAACAATTGCAGAAATTGTAGAAAAACTAGGGTAGGTGATAATAATCGGGCGAATAGGAAATCTAGGAAGTAGTATCATTTTTGAAACAAGTGATAAGAAAATACTAACATTTAATGGATTTACAAAAAAAGTATCAGGAAATTGGGTAAATCACAATATTATTGGCAAAAAAGCACTATCTGAATTTACAGGTCCAGGGTTAGAACAAGTATCTTTTACGATAACATTAGATGCAAGATTAGGAGTACGCCCAAGGGCGATGATAGAAAAAATAGAAAGTATGGTGCTAAGTGGGAAAGTAGAAAAATTGGTGATAGGTGGAAAGGCGGTGGGAAAAAACAAATGGAAAGTACTTAATATTAGTGAAACTTGGGATTTGATATATAGCGGGGGGGAACTGGCTAAGGCGACAATATCATTAACATTAGAAGAATATTTATAAGGAGCGACATATGATAGATATAAATAAAACTGTCATAAATTTTAATTATGATACAGCGGATATACACGATATAAAGCGTTGCCTAATAATGTTATATAGCACTCGCGAAGGAGAACAACCAATGGATAGAGATTTTGGACTAAATTACCAATCACTATCGCAACCACTAGATGCTGCAAAAAATACAATAGCCCTAGAATTAATCGAAAAAACTGAAAGATATGAACCACGTGTAAAAGTGCAACAAGTTAATTTTGAATATTTAGAAGATGGCATACTTGCCCCAATTATACACCTACAAAGAGAGGAGGGATAGAGTGGCAGAAATATTAGGTTATCAAGAAAATATACCAGATATTAGTTTTATTGACAACATTACAATGAATGAACTCATACAAGGGATGTTAAGTGACTTTCGAGACAAATACAAAGAGATAACAGGTAAGGAAGTGGAACTGAGTCAGGCAGACCCAAATCGCTTAATATTGTACACCTGTGCCTTGCAGATTTATCAGGGATTCCAATACATAGATAGGGCAGGAAAGCAGAATTTTTTAAAATATTCATACGGTGCTTTTTTGGATAATTTAGCACTGCTTAGAGGTATAAAAAGAAAAGAGGCAATTGCAGCCAAAACAATAATAAGATTCACAGTTTCGGAAGGGAGAACTTTTATTGTTAAAGTACCAGAAGGTAGTCGAGTTATGAGTGGTGAAATGTATTTCAAAACAACAAGCTACGCAGAAGTAGCAGTGGGAGAATCATATGTTGATGTATTGGCAGAATGTGTAGAGGTGGGCGAGAAAGGGAATGTATATCAAGTAGGAGATATAGATAAAATGGTAGACCCACTAGCCTATATCGGAAGTGTTAGTAATATAACAGAGCCTGCTGGCGGAGCAGATGTAGAAACAGACGAACAGCTAGCAGAAAGAATGTATTTAGCACCTTCTCATTATTCTGTTGCAGGACCAGAGGATGCATATATATATTGGGTTAAATATTTTAATACTGGTATAGGAGATGTAAAGGTCTATTCTCCTACCCCAGCGGTGGTAAATGTTATGTTTGTTATGGAGAATGGAGAAGTGCCAGGTATAGGCCTAATTGAGCAAGTAAAAGAGTTTTTGTATAACGAAGAGATAAGACCGTTGACAGATAAAGTTGAGGTAATGGCACCGACACAAGTGATGTTTAATTTAGATATAAAGTATTGGGTAAAAGAGAGTGACAGGGCAAAGGCTGCAACGATACAAGCAGCAGTAAACAAAGCGATAGAGTTGTATATCGTTTGGCAACAAAGAAGCATAGGACGTGATATAAATCCATCGCAGCTAAACAAATATATAATGGAAGCAGGAGCAAAAAGAGTAGAAATCGATCTACCATTGCATGTCGTGGTAGGAGAGACAAGTGTTGCGAGGTTAAAGCAACAGAATGTAAACTATGGAGGTATCGAAGATGATTAAATTAAAAGATTCGGAGATCCTAGACATAGTACCACTGGCATTAAAAGATAGTGCCGAAGTGCAGGCGATTAGCTACGCATTAAAAAGAGCAATGCAAAAATTACAAAAATATGCAGACTCAAGTTCCGTGTACGCACTGATAGATGTAGCACAAGAAGAAATACTAGACATATTAGCAGTAGAACTTAGAAGTATGTATTATCAGTCTGATTTGTCATTGGATACGAAACGACAAATTATAAAAAATACATTAGCCTGGCATCACAAGGCTGGGACTCCGTCGGCGGTAAAGCAACTAATAGAAAATATATTTGAAGAGGCGAAAATAGAAGAGTGGTGGGAATATGATGGTGTTCCAGGCACATTTAATATTCTCGTTCCTAGTCTTGTTACAAAAGAAAATTTAGTCTTATTGAATCGAATGATAAAAAAAGTAAAAAATGCAAGGTCGCATTTGGTAGAAGTGAAAGCGATAGCTAGGGTTATGGAAAAAAGAGTGTTTATAGGAGCGAAACAGAAACAACATATGCAAATTATAGTGCGACAGGAGGGATAGAATGGGGAGTTACAGTACGACAATAACAAAAAAAGGAAAAGAACTATTAGCAAAAGTGCAAGCAGGAGAGACAACGCTTGAACTTACTAAGTTTAGAACTGGGGATGGAAAATATACAACAGAAGAGGATTTAGAGCAAATGGTCAAACTTCGTTCCGAAAAACAAGGATTTGAAATTGGAACGATAGAAATAAAAGATGATACAACAGTTGTGATAAGGACGATTATTACTAATAAAGGACTGACGGAGGGGTACATCTTGAGAGAATTTGGAATATACGCAACAGATAAAGATGTTGGAGAAATTCTATATTGTATAACGGTAGCAAAGGAGAACAAGTGGGATTATATGCCGAAGGAAGAAGATTCTTATTTAACAACACTTACGATAGATACTCATTTGATAGTGGCGAATGCAGAGAATATAGAAATTAAGGCACTAGGAGTTGGATTGGCGACAGTCGAAGATATAGAAGATGTACAAGACAGTTTGCGAAATGTAAAAATAGAAACAGATGCTAAATTTGAAAAGTTAAAGAAATTAGCGTATTTAGATGAAGTGAGAAATGTCCAAATAATAGATGTGGCAGCAGACAAGGTAACAGAAAGTAGCAACAAGCGATTTGTGACGGACATAGAAAAAGCTAATTATCTAGATAAGTATACTAAAAACGAAATAGATAACTTCTTTTCTATACTAGAGACAAATATAGATTGGAAAGAGTCAGTTGCCACCTTTATGGATATTGCAAAAAAATACCCGAATCCTCAAGATGGCTGGACGGTAAATACTAGAGATACGGATTATACATATCGTTGGAGTGGGGCGGAGTGGATAGCGATAAGTGCAAATGCTATACCAAAGGCAACGGCAATAGTAGATGGCTTAATGGGAACAGTGGAATGGACTAAACTGAATGGGGTTGCTGCCAATGCCAATAATTATGTACATCCAACAAGTGGAGCAACTGCAGGAACTTACCACCGTGTTACAGTAGATACACAGGGACATGTTACAGGTGGCAATAATAATACAATTACAATTGCAGAAGGAGGAACAGACTCGACCACAGCACAGGAAGCACGTGATAAACTAGGAGTGACAGAGGAACTAAAAAATCTCCTCCCAGGTGGCACACAAATTTTAA